TTATATGGTAGTTTCATATTGGTAGGACTCCTTCTCCAGTTGATGCGTAGTCAGAAGCCAAATCCATGACCCTCTTCCTACCACGATTATTTAGCATTTTATTATCCAACAGCGTTTCGAATAAGTGATCAATGTTAGAACCTAATTGAAGATTAATATGATCTTTCACATTAGTAACTCTATCAAATTCTTCTTTGAAAGCATCTCTGACAACCTGTTTTTGTTTTGGTTGATTGAGTTGAAACCAATCATATTGAAAGAAGTATTCCCTCACTTCATTATGATAGATGTATGGGTGGACTAGTTTAATATTTTTATTATTTGCTAGTTGTTCAATCTGACGAAATCCTGTCACATTATGTGGCATGAAGTAATTACGTCGAAATTGATCGAACAATTCTTTCGGTTCTTTAAAATGTAATATTGCTTTCTTACTGACTCCATAGTAACCATCAGCACCAATACCACTTAAGAGATATGACTCCTTGATGTAAGGAAAAACATATAGGAAGGGAAATGTACACTCAAAGTGTGTCTTCTTCCTACAGTCATAGTCTTTGACCAGACGTTTAAAGTCATCTACAAGATTATTTTTAGGAACAACAATAGTATTACAGTCCCAACCAAACTCATTACTAACTTCTTCAGCCTTGTGAGCATCATAAGACTTATCACCTTCCAGATGGAAAGTATATGCGGTGACCTTTTTGCTGAGACGATGGGCAGCAAAACCCAAACTCAAACTATCTACACCTCCAGACAACAAAATCCCCACAGTATCTGTGGGAACTTGATCCCGGATAATATTTACCAGGATTTTATCTATCAAGCGAGTCCTTTAATTTCCATGAATATATTATAACCCTAAAAAAGGGACCTGTCAAGGCCCCTGTGTCAGTTTATTTAATTGCAATTACTCCAACAAACTGATGGTTTCTCCAGAAGATCTGACAGTCTTTGAACCCTGCAATCATTACCATATCTCTCAACTCAGACCATGTATTAGGTTTCAACATATCACGAAGTTGTTTCTCCTTATCCATGATTTGTTCAGCAGAGAAAGTCTTTCTCTTGTAGTCATAATGATTGAAGGTAAGAAGTTCTTGGAAGAATGCATTCTCACACATCAACTTCTCTGCAAAGATAAATGCACCACCTTCATTGAGACCATTGTATATCTTATTGATAGTATCTTGTCTGGTAGTCTTAGGCATGAACTGTAGAGTGAATAGTGATGTCACTAGAGAACAGTTCTTGAACTCATAGTTAGTAACATTACCACGGACCCATTCTAACATTGCACTAGGGTATTCCTTACGAACTTCAATATGACGTTCTTCAAGGTCATCATAGAAACTACCAGCAAGTTCTACACCCACATAATGTGCATACTGACGATTAGGGTTGTTACCAATAATCATCTTGGTAAGTTTACCAGTTGAACACCCAACATCAACGACTTTAGTATGGTCTTCTACAAAGTATCGAGAGAATGATACAGTGTCCTCTAGAAGGTTTGAATAACCTCTAATACTATCGTTGATATGATTATCAAATCCTTCAGGAGAATGTGCAAAAGAAAAATCGTATGTCATAAACTACTTTCCACTAGTATCATATTCTAGCATGTCATCGATATGTTTGTCAAGTGTTGCAATGACATTACGAACGTCAACAATACGTGCTGGGGTACAAGTAGGGTCAAGTGTGTAACCCTTCTGTTCTACAAACAAAGCCTGACGAACGACTGCTGCTTGTTGTAAATTTAGTTCAAGTGTAATCATACATCTCCCTCTTTACGGTTTTCGGAATACTGAACATCAAATGTTCCTTCTGGATAACGAGCACTGAGTTTCTCTACATTCATTGAAAGAATTTCATCGAAGTCAGTGTCAAGTGCCATACATGCTTGTGCCATGTACCACATAATGTCACCCATCTCACGTTTCATATGAAAGACATTCTCTTCAGTATATGGTTTACCCTGAAGAAACATCTTCTTCACAACTTCAGCAAACTCACCAGCCTCAGCAGTCAAACCAAATGCTGCTGTCATCAATTGAGTGACATTACAATCATCTTTGACTTCAAGTTCTGTAAGTCGTTTTGAAAGAGTAGGCCAATCAAGACTTGGTTGACTTGTCGTTTGACGAACGAAGTCAACATATTTGGTAGGATCGATAGTCATAGTTTTAGTAGTTTCTTGTTGTCGTAGTTTCATTAAAACTTGAACCCTTCAAATGTCTTTTTGGGTTTATCATCATAAGTATACTCCTCATCCTTCTTATTGTCAAGAAGGTCATCCTGTGCTGTCTGCTCACAATCGTATAGTCTCATCTTGGCACGGTCAATACCAATCACAAATCTCTTGTAGACATTACCATCATTGTATCTGTTCTTCAATTGCTTCACAAGTATCTGTCCCAAGGATTCGAGCTCTTCAGTACTAATAAGGGCAAACATAAGATCAGCAGTAGCAGGGAGACCAAAGGACTCAGAAGTATCAGTAAGCTCGACATCAGAGCTACCATAACCAGAACGAGTGGTCTGCGTGGCAGATACGATAGGGACGTTTGCTTCACAAGCCAATCCTCTAAGTTCTTCAGCAATACTTTTAATAACTGTATATGAATTAACATTGTTACCTCCCCTATACCTAGAGGAAGCACAAATATTGAGGTAATCAATAAAAATAATGTCAGGTCTAAATGACTTCTTAAGTGCAAGTTCATTAAGAAGTGCGGTAAAGTGTCCACTATGTGCACTTGCGGTTGGATATTCTTTGATGATAAGTGTTCCTTGAGTCTTTTGTGCGAGGTTTGTTACCTTCGTCTCAAAAGTCTGTTTAGGAAGTTCACCTATGTCTTGAATATTTACATTCAAAAGATTGGCGTCAATACGTTCCGCAATCTTCTCTTCAGCCATCTCCATAGTAATATACAATACGTTCTTACCAGTAAGAAGAACAGAAGAAGCCATATGACACATAAACAAGGATTTGCCAACACCAGTTCCAGCAAGTGCGATGTTGAGTGTCTTATTAGGAAGACCACCCTTTGTAATCTTGTTAAAAAAGTCCAAGTCGAATGGAATCCGATTCTCTTTTCTGTGGTAAGACTCATACCTCTCTTCGTAGTCTAGAAGATAATCATGACCAACATGATTATCAAAACTTACAGAAAGTGCATCAGAAAGAATAGATGGAATTGCATCGGGAGCTTTATTATTATCCTGACCGTCTGCAATCTGAATTGATTCCATCAAAGCCAAATAGATGGCTCTTTCTCTACACCACTTTTCAGTAGTATTTAACAACCAATCATGGTCGGTTGGTTCGTTTTCTAGACAACTAATGAGGTGAGTAACTTCCTTGAAGTTAGACTCATTGATATCACTTCTCTTCTCAATCTCAATAGAAAGAATCTCTTGAGTCGGAACGTCATTATACTGATTTACGAAGTCAGTTATCTCCTCAAATACAATCTTCTGATTAGTATCTTGGAAGTAATCTGGTTTGATAAAGGGAATACATTTTCTTAAGAAGTCTTCATTATGTAATAAATTCTTGAGTACAAGAAATTCAACCTTCTCCATAACTAAACTCTTTCCGTGCAATTTGATCTAATTGTTCCATCACCTCTGGGGTGAAATATGTTTCTGGGTCTTTCAGGATCACCTTGGCATAGACTTTCTTACCGTCCATCTCATACCGTCCGGCAACATTCTTCCATAGTCCACCAAGCTCTCCTAACTCAAGTAGACCATAGTACCGATCAAGACCCCTATGATCATAAAATAAACGAATAGTGACATCTTTATTCTCCTTGCTTAAACGCGACTTAGCAGTCTTTGCCTTGATAAGGTTTCCAACGATTTCCGTTCCATCCTTCTCTTTCTTCTTACTAAGATAAATGATAGTACTAGCGGCATACTTGAGACCACTACCACCACCCATTTCTTTTGTAGGAACGTAAGAACCAATAACATCGTAGGTATGATTGGTAACAATCATTGGAATGTTTGCTTGACCAAGTTTCAATGTTAACATCCTAAATGCACCTTTGACAAGTTGAGATTTAGTCATGTCTCGAACTTGCTTATCATTCAGTGCGTCAGTAATCTCTTTCTCTGTGGATAACATACCCAAAGAGTCTAACACGAACATACAAGGTTTACGTTCGTCTTCTGGTGTTTTTAAATATATATCAACAGCCTGTAGTGCCTTCTGTCTAAACTGTTCAATTGTTACGACATTCACAACAACCAGTCTGGTTAAGTCAATCCCACGACTTGAAAGAAGAGATTTGTTAACTGCTGCCTCAGTGTCAAAGTACAAACAGTAACCGTCAGGATTACTATCCATAAAATTCTTAACCACAGCGAGACTAAAGAAAGTCTTCCCAGTAGAAGACTCACCAGCAATGGCAGTAATCTTATTCCCAGAAACACCACCAAATATGCTACCTGAGACCAGTGAATTAAGAACGTAAGAACCCGTGTCCACATAGGTTTCAGTTTCGTCGATGTCTGAGGCAAGTTGTGTGTACTCATCGCCAATCTCTTTTACAATATCGCGTAAGAAGTCCATCAGGCAAAAAATGAATCAAGGTTTACAGTTTTCTCAACATGCCATCCAATCGCATCAAGAATAGTCTTGAGTGGCTCTAAGAAGGCTTTGCTGAATTGTAGGTCATAGTCAATGTATTTGTCAAGACCAATCTCACTAGGGAAATCTGAAATGAACGAGATTACATTCTCTCTAATAATATTTGGTGTCTTGAGATAGATAAATTTAATCTTTTCACCATTGTTGATATAAGAATACTTGTTGGTCAATCCACACTCTTTAATGTAATGATTATATAGAAGTGCTCCACGAACATGAATGGGAGAACCCTTACCGTAGATAGTTGAATGACTCTTATGTTTCTTTACATCAGATACTGAACGAGGGAATGCAATGTCTTCTGGTCGCATCTTATTAAACTTTTTTCGAGAGTCTTCGATAAAGTTAATTACTTCATCTTCAGTCCCATTCATCATCAACTTAAGAGCATCCTTAATCATCTTCCTACATGGTGCAGGTGTTGATGACTTGACTGCCTCAATACCCATAATCTTCAGTTTAGGTTCTGAGTATCTTACACCTTCACTATCCCACACGTTGAGAATGTATCTCTTCTTTGCTGTCCATATTCCACGGTCTGCAATGTTCTCCCGTTTCATCTGCATCTTCTGGTCATATGCATTTACATACGTCGCAAGTTCCTGGTAAGACTCCTCAATAAAAGGTTCCAACTTCTCTTCGCAGATCTTATTAAGTATGGACACAACCTCAACCTTATTATCAGACTTACTAGAAAGAAATTTATCAACAATAGGTCCAAAGTTAATATAGATTGAGTCAGTGTCAGATGCAATGACATAATCCGTGTCTTGAGTTTGTAATAGGTTATTTAGATACCCGTTTACCTTGTTCTCAATCCACCGAATAGATGTTTGTCCTGAAAGCGTGATAGCTTCTGCATTAGCAAGTTTGAAGAAACGGAAGTATTGATTACCAATTGCACCATAGCAAGAGTTCAATGCAATCTTACGAGCCATCTGGAAGTTATTGAATTTGGCAATATCCTTCTCTAATTGTTTGGTAGGTTTCTTCTCATACTCCTGTTGGGCTTGGAGCATTTTCTTCTTATAAATCTTACGTTCTGCATACATCTTCTCCATCAACTCAGGCATGAACCCTCT